AAACGGAACTCATTTTAATAAGAAGGAGACGAATATGGACAAGGGAATGATGTATAATGATGATATAGAGCAATATAGTGACAAGAAAGAGGCGTATGATAGTGGATTTAATGATGGATATATAGAGGGAAGACACGATAGTGATGAATACTTATGGAGAGTACTCCATAATGTAATGGAAAAGGGTTATGATAATATCAGTAAGATGGAATTACTGGATGCTATAAAGAACTATTGCTCATGTATTAAGAAACCAGGGGAGAATAAGTGAGCGATATTCAGCTAGTCCCTCCTTCTAATACAGATGCAGAGGTTAGTGTTATTGGCTCTATACTAATAAATAACAGCCTGATTGATTCCGTGTCTGAGATATTAACCAGAGAGGACTTCTATAGTACGGCAAACCAGAACATATTTGGTGCTATTGTAGATGTATACAACAACGGCAGTGCTGTTGACCTTGTTATACTAAAGAACGAGCTGTCACGTCTATCCATTTTAGAGAAAAGTGGTGGTGTTATATACTTGATGAACATAGTAGATGCTGTTCCTATCACTGTAAATGTTGTTCATTATGCTGAGATAATAAAAGAGAAGAAGCTTAAGAGGGATTTGATAACTGCCACTGCTGTAATACAGAAAGAGGCATACGATGATTCGCTCAAATCCGACACCCTTCTTGAGTTGGTAGAGAAGAAGGTATATGATATAACACAGCGTAAGTTCAGAAATAATAACACTGATATAGACAAACTGCTTATAGAGGCATGGGACCATATAGAAAGCATGCAGGAACACACAGGGGCGGTAACTGGTGTACCTACAGGGTTTAAAAGCTTAGATGAGATAACATCTGGGTTTCAAAGGGGAGAGCTTATAGTTGTGGCTGCCAGACCAAGCATGGGAAAGACAAGTTTTATGTTGAATATAGCAGAGAATGTGAGTATGAATAACAAAATACCAGTCCTTATATTCTCAATGGAGATGTCAGCACTGCAGATAACCAAGAATATGCTCTGTTCTATAGCGGAAGTTGATGCTCATTTAATGAGAACGGGTACAATAGCTGATGTTGATTTCCTGAGAATACCAACAGCAATGGGAAATCTCTCGCAATCCCCTATATCTATTGATGATACACCAGCATTGAGCTTGCTTGAAATAAGGGCAAAATCAAGAAGGTTTCAGTCACAGAAGGGTATACAACTGATAATCATTGACTACCTTCAGCTGATGGAAGGAAGTAACGCAGAGAACAGGCAACAGGAGATCACCAGTATATCAAGAGGGTTAAAGGCACTGGCAAAGGAACTGGATGTACCAGTGGTAGCTATATCACAGTTAAATCGTTCAGTAGAGCAGAGAGAAGGGCATAAACCAAGGATGTCTGACCTTCGTGAATCAGGTTCTATTGAACAGGATGCTGATGTGGTCATGCTGTTACACAGGGATGATTACTATGACCCAAATAAGAATCCAGGTTTAGTTGAATTAAACGTAGTAAAGCAGAGGAATGGACCAATAGGTACGATAAACCTCAAGTTTATAAAGAACATGTTAAGGTTCAAGAATCATAATTTATCTGATTTTATATAGTAAGGAGGAATATATGGAATATCAAGAAATACGCTCAAGCCAGATACGTGAGGAAAAAGAGGTAAAAAAAGAAGAAGGAAGGGAGAAAAAACGCAAGCAAATTAAACTGGAGAACGACCTTTATGGTAACGGCTATGATGATGGGTACGAAAAGGGTTATAAGCATGGCCATTATGATGCTAATGGAGCATTCATAAGTTTTTTACTACAAGGACTTAAGGAAATAAGAGCAAAGGAGAACCATGACACTAATGACCCTGCACAGGCTAGTTGATCGTCAATGTTGTAACCTGGTTAGTAATGTATGTTTAGGTGTTGGATTGTTTTGGGATAGGTTTAGGGAAGATAGGGGTGAATGTTGGGTAAAAAACCAACTGCCATGCAAGTTCTTTACTAAATGCGTATTACCCTTAAGTCCAGAACTGACAGATGATTATATCCAAATAACTGGAGACACAGCTGTTGATTAGGCATAAGTCTTAGACATGACCTTTTTTTGCTGAGAGATGCATAATTTGGGCAGTAGAGGGGTGATTCCAGAGGCGTTGAAAGGGGTGGCGTGGTACCCCTACTTGAAGAATTACGAGGGCGTTCAGGAGGATTCTAGGATGTTAAACGATAAAATGGTTACAATGGATGGGTATGATGACTGTATGCTTGGTATATGCATGAGGTTTGGGCAGGATGATATAGTTGCATACGACTATGTTAAGGTTATAGAAACACTTATGAAAAGAGATGGGATGAGCTATGAGGATGCTATTGAGTTCTTTGACTTTAATCAACTTGGTGCATGGGTAGGTGAACATACACCCTGTTTTATTCTATTAGATATAGACAAAAGGAGGTAATTATGAAATACATCTATACGGCACCTGATTGTCCTAAGTGCGAAACATTGAAGTCAAGTTACAGGACACAAGGAATACCCTTTAAGGAAAGAAGTGCGGATAGGCTTAAGAATCCTGCTAATGATAGGGATGATATTGATATTGAGGCATTTGTACAGCTGTCAATGCAGAACATGGCCCTGCCTGTTGAGGTTACCAAGGAAGGTGGGTTTAATTAGTACCTTTAAACCACCCTGTTACTGTCAGTACCAGTGCAAATATAAACACTGGTATTATAACTACACCCAGTAATAGTATATCACGTAGTCTAGTTTTCATAACTGAGATCTCCTTCTTTTAAATATACCAGGGTCCTTTGACCTAAGTTTCTCTATCTTTTTTCGGGTTAATTCGTATGCCTTTCGTAATTTATCACGGTGTTTACGGTAATAGGGTTTTCTCGCCAGCTTATTGAAGTCAGCCCAAAGTTCAGTCTCCATAGCTGCTTCTATAGCATATGTCTGTCGCCTCTCTATTATCTGGGCATTAAAACCAAGACCTCTCCAGAACTGTTCCCTTCCGTATTCTCTATACCATTTATCTAAATATGGTTCGCCTTTTATTGAACCCTTTATAACAGCAATAGACCTTCCTAATGCTCCCTGCCTTTCTGTATAATCTGGCATCCCAGGAAGACTAAAGGCTATATTTTCAAATACACCAGGGGTTACTATATTATGCATCCATGATAAAAGCTTAATCATTTTCTGGTCAGTTCTGTCAATGTTGCTATATATTTCCTGCTGTGTAAATTGGTCTACCAATGGTTTTCCACGCCTAGCAGAACCCAAGGCTCCAAGTACAGTAAGGAGAGGATTACTGATACCAGCCTGTCTATATAACATACTTATTTCACCCTCCCACATATCTCTGAGTACACCACCCCATGTTCCCCAAGGCATAAAGTATGAACCATCAAACCACATCATCTTTCCTTGGGCAGAACGCCATGGCAGCGGTATAAAGGTCTTGTTATGTCTAATAAAATCAGGCAGTTCTCTAAGTAACCTTTCCCACTCTTCATCATCTATATCCATCCAAGACTTAACCATCATCTGTGCAAGGCTCATACCCCCTACTCCCAGGAATGCCATCCATTTAACCATTACCCATGGTCTTGCAGCGAGTGATTCAAGTATAAGAGGGGCAACTTTATATTGATAGGTTACAAACGGCATAAACTGTCGCCTTAAATGCTTAACACTTCTACTTGCTAAAGAGTAGTCCATTCCCCATTTATTTGCAATTCTGGCAGCTTCTATTGAACCCACTGGTTTACCATCCCCAATTCCAAGCCTGTTTAAACTACCGTTTGTTCTCAGTTGTCTGTATATAGATAACTTTGCCAACTCATCTATTTTGCCATACCATTTTGTAGATCTACTAAGCCACTGCAAGAAAGTATACCAGCGTCCTTCTAACCCTTTACCTTTTTTTGATAAAGCCTCATATTTATTAGACACCTCAGTTATTTCTGCCGTAGATAGCGTTCCTTGAAATAGGCCAATATCTAATGCTTCTTTGAAATGTCTATCCTTTGTTATATAACTCTTAATAGCAAGAGCGTAATCGCTAAATACAAGAGGAAGCGGCCTTCCCCTCAGGTTATTCTGTAGGAAATTAGAAACTATATTTCTGAACATCGTTGGAGGGTTAAGGGCCACCTTTCCTGCTTTAAACATCATAGTTGTCTGCTCGTTAAATCTAACCATGGTTGACCACAACTGACTATCGTTCCAGGTTTCTATATCTTTTAACGGCATTATATCGTCAGCTACAGGTTTTGCCAGGAATTTACCTGACAAGGCACCATATGACTTACCCCCTACAGTTCCCATCTTAGTATAGTTTCTAGTTAATGTTTCACCCCTTGCATCTAAAGCTTTTTTCACTGGTTCATAGAGCTTCTTTAACCTTTCCAACCTCTTCTCGGTTAAATCAAGCTTAAAAAAATCTTTCTTTTTTCTTGCCATCTTTACTACGGCTTCTTGCTTAGAAAGTTCCCATGCTAGTCTGTCAAGGGACCATGTCCATGTACGGTCCTTTTTATTAATTATTATTCCCTGGTATTCTTCAGGGTAGTCTTCTCCCTTTTTTGCAGGAACTATTATTTCAAATTCTTCATCACTAAGTTCCTCAACAATAACACTCCCAAGGTTTTTATTCCACGTAACACCCTTTATACGTGAAGGATCAAAAACTACCCCTATTTTAGGATCAGCAAGCTTACTAAGGTAATCATGTTTAGCCACATATCCAAGAGTAGTTGCAAGTCCAGTTGGTACTACTACAGCTAAATCACGTACCAGCCCCATAGCGTGTTGCTCTTCGGGTGACATATTTTCTCTTTGTTTTAAAAACCCGCCATCTAAAACAGCTTTTACATCCATCTTTTCCAGTTTTGCAAGAGCCTCATCATTATGGCCAACCATGTTTCTTAAATACATATAATGGGTATATCTACCATACCACCTCCAATATGTCTCTCCTGTAATTATACCTCGGTCTAATAACATACTACCTAACTGTATTTGTATATTTTTGATATTCTTAGCTAATTTATGATACTTAGGCTTAACATCCCTCAGAAGGACTTCGTCTTGTTCCCAGAACTTTTTCTTTAGTTCGGCATGTATTCTATCAAACTCCTTTTTTGCCGTTTCCTTATCGCCAAGGCCTTTCAATTCATCATTCTTTTCTACTAATTTTTTCCTCAAACTTTCCCTATTATACAACTTCTTGGCCTTACTGATTTTTTCTTTTAACCCTACTATTTCTCCTTCTACTTTTTCAATCTGCCTTAATCGTTCTTCATGTTTTTCAAAACTAACAAGAAGAGGACGCTGGTCTTTATTAATGCCCTGTTCCAGCCCAGCAATATAATTCATTATAGCTATCTGGTCCTTGGCTGGAATCTTATCTAAGACCGTATTTATATCCTTACCTAATCTATTCGCCTGCCCAACAATTCCCTCAGCAAGCATCCTATGCCCTAATATCCAATTCCTATTAGTTATAGTTGACAAGGGTAATATAAACTCAAGAACTTTTTTAAGTGACCAGTATCTTTCTCCAAGTCTAGCTAACATTCTATACATACCTGTATACTTTTCTCCCGTATATAGATATATTTCCCTTTCAAGCCTCTTGGCTTTTTTCCAATCCTTAGCTCTACTTGCCTCCCTTAGTTCAATTTGTAAATTACTTATTTCTTCTGTAAACTCCTTTGTACCCATAATTCCTGAAGCCTTCGCAAGATCACCACCCATTCTTAATATATTATCATTTATACGGCTTACTCTATCGCCCGCATCGTTAAGGGTGGTACTTATTACGTTAAATCTCCTAAGAGTCGGATTCATCCCTGATATTTCAATCAACTTACCAGTTGCAATTTTAGCAAAGAGCCCCTGAATATCAGCCTTTGTGATGTTTTTACCCTTCTTTGCCTTTTTAGACATAATAGCTAACAATTTCTTTGCCAGTGCCTTAGCAGCAAACTCTTCATCAAATAGATCACCCAACTCAAAGCCTTCCGCTATCTCTTTTGCAGGTATAGCCCCCTGGTGAAGAGCAGCATGAATTTTCTCTTCCAGAAGAGTTTCTAGGTTAGCACCGTGAAAGAGCGTAATTTTTTGCCCTCTTTGTTTAACACCAGCACCTCCCTCACCTTCCTCGATATTGGTTTCGTAGATGCCTGTGATTTCAAAGGTTTCCCCGTCCTCAATGGCCCTTCGTACTTCTTGTTCATTTTTATACCCTCCCTGTGCTAATAAATGAAGCATGTCATCCTTATTTTCAAGTGGACGAAGTTCTTCCCCATGTTCATCCACCTTATTAATATATTCAATATTCTCAATACCCAGTGCTTTATCAACCGCTTTTCCCTTTTCAATAGCACTGTCCGCATCCTCCTTTGTATATATACCCTGCCTTTGTATACTTTTTACCCTTAAGCCACCACCACTGCTCTTAGGCAGACGTGCTTCTCGGTCGAGTATGTCACTCATGTCCTCTAATTCTACTTCTTCACCTTTACCCTTCTTACGTCTTTTTATAGTTTCTTCGGTTGCCCTTTTTTTTGTTTGTTTTGCTTTTTTTTGTAGTTTATTAAAATCTCTGGATAATGTTCTCCACTTCTTTGCACTTGGTGTATTTTCTTCATCCATTATAACGTCAAGAGCTTCTGCTTTATTATTAAGTGCTATTACTATTTCCTCTATAACGGTATTCGATGGTTTTTCAATATTGGTTTTCTTGAAGGATTTTAAAATTTTCTCTAATATATCATCCCTGCTATCATTTATAAGCCCTAAGATTTTTCGCCTCTGCACATGCGGAGCATCATCCCCTTCACTTATATCTTTCATTATATTCCCGACATAGTCTTTATCGTCTAAGGAAGATGGTATCTTAGATTCCCCTTCTGTATCAGTATTTAACGCCCTTTCAAATTTTTCCCATTGGTCATTTATAATTACATTAACCCCTGTTTCTTCAAGCCTGTAATCTTCCAAAATATTTGGGTCAAACTTTCTATCAAACACAAGCGGATTTGTTTCGTTTATCGGTATATATAACTGAACCTTTTTACCATCCCATATAAAAGCCATATTCCTAACATCGTAAATGGATTCCGCAGTGCCTTTAATTCTAAAAGTGCCAGGGTTGGCAACAAACCCCCATACATTTCCTTTTATATCTTTAATAGCATTTCCCACACCAGAAGCATCTTCTAGCTTCGCCAGACCCTCCTTATCATTATTAATTTTATTGGGAAACTTTTTAGCTAAACCTGAAACCTGTAAAATAGTAGCAAAGTTATGCATATATATTCTTCTGTTAATATTCTCTGCCTCGGCTTTTTGACTCAGTAAGTAGTTTGCTACTATCTCAGGACCCTCATGCCCAAGTTCTGTCTGCACAGTCTCAGGGAGATGGTCAGCCTCAAGTCTTAGATGTGCACCTAAATGCCTCAAGCCGTACGGCCTCGTATTGTAATCAGTAATATTGAAGCCTTCATGCATATTAGACAATACATCTTTATAAAATTTTATTATATCCTTCTTTGCCTCAGTATATGTGTAACTTCTACCCCGATTATTATTAGATCGTGTTGAAGGAGTGTTATGCCAGGCATACACCTTTGCTTGATTTTCATTAGCAGCACTGCTTAATTTTATCTCGTTCCTTTTTCCGTCAATACTTATAAAATACGAGTTGGCGATTGCTGCATCATGTCTAGTGGGGTGATATTTATTTATATATGACTCTCTGCTATCAAGATATTCTTCTTGATATCTTATAGTGTTTGAATCTAAAAGCCCATGTAATGTTGCATATCGGCTCTTTTCTTTTTTAGTAAACCTAAAAAGTAGCCGTCTTTTACCTAGTTTTACATCATCCATCTCCATATCTAACACTTCGCCTATTCTTCCCATAGAGTCTGGCAATACTGAATTTAAAGCTCTTCGTTTTGTGAGATTAGTTAATTCTGCTTCTTCTATTCTTATTGTTTCTGCATCTTCCTTGCTTAATGTTTTATTTTTTGCATCATCAAGAAGCTGTTTTATACGATGTCTTTTATCTCGTATTGTCTCGTTAAGTGCATCCATAGCCTTTATAAATAATCTTCGACTTGCCACTTTATTACTAGCAACTGATGCTCGGTCCCTGTCTGGGTATAGATCCTGTAATACCTCATCCATACTAAATCTTGGGTATCTTTCAGGATTAATTAACTTTCTTATAGCTGTATATTTGTTTATCACAGTATTAGGCATATTACCTTTCTTCGTACCTTTAGGACTTTCAAGGTGGTGTTTAAACCCGCTCATAACCTTTTTGAAACGGTCCATGTTGCTTTCACCCCAATTAAGAGTGCCATCTTCATTTAATTTTATACCATAATCTTCATATAATCTATCAGGATCCTTTATACTGCTTATAAAACGATCAAGCCACATATCAAATTCAAGAACACGCCCTAAATATGTATTCCCCGACCTTATACCAATACCAATCCTCCATTCAAGTATATTACCAGGGGTATCAATTCGTTTAAAGGTCTTAGTAATTGCTATTTCCCTGGCTGTGGGACTGCCGTCTTCATTTCTTTCTGTTCCAACTGATGGTACTATTATCGCCATAACATGTCCCAGATTTAAAGATTCCCTAAAGGCATTACTGGCCTGCATAACCCTCAAATCTGTTTGTAACTGACGAAAATACATTGCACCTGTACCTTTTCTCACTTCACCAGTAAGTTTCCCCAAAAACCCTAGTGAATTGTTCACCTCTTTCTTGTGTGCGGACCAAACATGTTTAAGGTAATAATGCCAGCCTTTTACGTCCTTAATCTCTCCAGCTGCCTCTAAGGCTTTAAGTGTATAATACTCACCAAACATCGTTGCTTTCATTACTTGTTCTATCGCTTCAATTTTTGTGGGATTTCCGTCACTTTCTACCTCTTCTACAGTTTCTTTCAATGATACTGTTGGATTAGTTGAAGGGTATGGGTCATAATAATACCGTGTACTATCTTTATCCATGCCTACAACCTCTGCCATACCTGAATCATCTTCCTTTACAGCATCTTTACCTCTAACCTTCTCTAATAATTCATCTCGGTACTTCTTGTCTAGTGCCCTAAGTTTATAGGCCTCACCTACGTTATCGCTTCCATAATCCCCTATAATTCTCTGGTCAACATCATTATCAGGCATACCTAATACTTTAAAGACTAGTCTATTGTATGCATCACCGTTTTCTCTTTCGGCTTTGGTTAATACGTTATTTTCTACTGATTGGTCTAATTCGCTAATCATAGTAGCTAACATTCCACTGGGAAGAATATTAAGCATCTGGAAATTACTGGCATAGGAGTTTTTCTTCCAGCCCCAACCTCTATGTGGGTGCTTAGGGTCACTAGAAATCTTACCCTCTGGCTTATTATCTCCGAATAACGAGTTTTTCGCATCGTCATTCAGTTCCTGTTGATCACCCTCAGTCACCTGCACCTCTTTATCTTTATCATCTGGTGCCCCCACCTTTTTTTCTCTTGCCTTCGCTATTGCCGTATCAATATGTTTTATATATGCTTCAATCTTCTTTAAGAAGATACCCCACCGCCTAATTAATGTTCGGTGTTTTTTTATTGACGCTTTCAACCCAGCCGCTTCAGCTCTCTTTACCTGTGTGGCTTTTAACGTCTCCTCCGCTGCCTTTATTACACCTTCCCACTTTTTTATTCTTCTCTTTATATAGGACTTGATTTCTACCGCTTCACTCCCTAGCATCCCCAGGCGTTTAAACAGGTAAGTACCAGCCCTGGTCTGCTTAAACAGGGCTTCGACCTGGGCATCGGTTTTTGCAACCCTTGACCGCCCCACCTGTCTATTATAATATTCTACAGCGGCAGCTCTATATTTAGACATATGCTCTTTAACATCTTCCTTTGTTTTTAGTCCAGTAGCTATAAGCACCCTGGGTTTATTATTTCTATGCAGAAATCTATCAACTAAGCTTCGCTTTTTAGTACTAGACCTGGTCTTATCATTTGGCCCTTCACGGTGCCTGGCCTCTTCTAATCTTCCACGGGCTTCCTCAAGTTCCTTGGTTACTTCATCTATATTTTTTTTAGCTTTATCAATTTTTACCCTATATCCTTTATCCTCCCTTCCCCTTCGGAATATACCACCTTTTAGTTCCTTCTCCGTCCTGTTTATATAATTTTGATCGTTTTTAATTGAAGCTTCCAGTATAGAAATTCGGGCAAGTTCTATACCAACATCCTCATCAGTTCCCAACTCGTTCATATCTTCTTCTGGTGTCTTTATTGTACGTATTATATCATACGTGTTGTCATCCATTAACTCATAAGTTAAACCTCCCAGATGAGCCTCGATTCCCTTCACATAACTTTCTAAATTATCTATATCTGCTCTGGCTTTATTTCTACCGCCTGGGGTTGAATATGTACCAGTAGTAGAAAATGCTATCATATTTTTTAACTTCTTAATTCTTGCCCTTGCCTTTTTTATACCATCCTTTTCGCTGAATGTATTAAGGCGAATATCATTTCCAGTTCCAGGGTCATGAAAGATCTGTGTTATACTATTATTATCTCCCTTTTCTGTGCCCCGTGGTATTAGCGTACGAGCCTTGGATGTGTTAAACGTATGAGGGTTTATGGATTCTTGAAAGTTATGCATGTCAATTTTAGCTTGTTCTCTTGATAAGGTTTTATCACGAACTTCACGCATTTGACCATGAACACCTAAGCCTGCCGTCATCAATGTCATCCATATGGTAGGGCCAACCACCTCTATCATTTCATACAACACATTTGCAGCTGGTCTTATATCACTATACTTTTCTACTGCAGCCTGGCTTCCTGCCTGACCCACTTCCGTACCTACTTCGACTCCCATTGTTTTAAGGAGGTTTTTGAACCAGTTTTGGACGAACTTTAACGAGCCTCCTCCTTTTAATATATCATTAATATCCACCTTAAACAACTTGGCAAGATATCTGGTTCCGATTAATTCACCAGTAGCTTCAATAATAGCAGTAGAATAAGGTGCATACCATAATGTACGCCTTACCTTTTCAGCTTCTGCATACTCGCCTTGGGCCTCCAGCTCATTAATTCTTTTATATATTTCATCTTCTGTTCTCTGTCCCTGTGATGCTCCGAACATTGCAGCGGTTGCTGTTGACGCATATAAAAGAAGTGCTCTATCCACAGAACGTAATGCAGCCGTAGCGTCTTTTATTTCCCCAGAAGTTTTTAATAATTTAAACGCCTTTGACTTTGGATAACCCTTAAACCCTTTATGGCTGAATCTCATATATTTTAACAACCTACCAGAAGTATTAGCGGTTCTGGCAGCACCAACAAACGAAGAAACGGCAGCCAATTTAAGAAGAAGTCTTCCTGCTGTAAACCCTGCAATAGGTGGAAATATACTAGGAGCAAACATCTTAGTTCCTTCGTGTATTATTTTAGCGAGCCCCTCATATTGATGCTCGCCATACCACTCAACAGCTTTCTCATCAGCATAGTCAGCTATTACTTTACCTGGGTTAATACCTTTATTTTTAAGGAAAGTGGGTGTTGCAAACTCCAAAGCCTTACCAAATAATGCAGGAATCTCTGTGGTTAGACCCTGTGCAAATCCATAACCGATGGCACTAAGAATCCCCTCATTACTGCTAGAGTTCAGTACTGCTCCCGTAAGACCAAGGGGCATGTATTGTGTAAGTCGTTTTGCATGAAACGGATCCAGTCCACGTTCAATTCTTCCCCTGGCATGGGCAAGTGCTTTCTCTCCTGCTGATGGAGGTATGTTGCCTTTAAGAACTTCCTTGAGCTCGTCTGGTGTTAAGGTAGGAACAAGTAATGGATATGAAACGAGTTCACCTTTATGTAGAAGCTTGCCCGTGACAGCTAAATCTGTAACCATCCTGCCGCTACCATCGGTCATCTTATGTTTACCAATGTATCCAGTTGTAGATTTCTTTGTGTAATCTGAACGTAGGGATGATGGCTTTAAGGAATATAAACCTCCCTCTTTATCCGTAGACATATATGTACCCAAGCCTGCCCGTCTATCAGCCTCAAGAGATTTAATAAAATCAGGATGGCGGGGGCCCATTGTCATCTTGCCCGTTTCTTCATCACGGGACAGTTTATCAAACTTATAGCCAGCGGATTCTGGTAAAGGAATTGTTGGCTCATCGGTTTTGGCCCGTTCTGCCTGACTTAATGTAATACTTCTAGGCTGGGCATTTTTCTGAAGCAGGCCCTTTTTTACAGCCTCATCATACAGCTTCTTGTTCTTCCGTGATAATATGCCTATGGAATTAGTATCCCTTGCTAACTCAATAAAATCTTTGATTGTTATTGTATTACCTGTAGCACCACCGTACTTCATATTATAAGTTGCCATAATTAATCCTTAATAATTATTTAACCACCATAGCCATATTGCTTCGCAAGAGCCCGTTCTTTTGGTGTCATCTTATCCCACCAATCCCCTAAATCAGTACCTAACTCTTCCCCGACATTTTTAGGAGTACCCAGTTCTCTTGATGCACCACCATCGTGGGTAATTCCTTGTGCCTTAATTCCAAGCTGTCTTATTGCTTCCTTATCATTTATGTCGGCTTGAAGCATTATACGTTCCTTCATACCTGGAGCAATTTGAATTGCTACCTTTTCGGTATATCCCATTATAAGAAGGGCAGCCTCAATAGCTCTGGTAGATATATTTTCCGCTTCAGCTTTAGTTGCCGTATTTCGGTCAAACAAAATTCCATGGGCTCTATATAAGCCAAGCTTTAAATCTCTTCCACCATTATCCATAACAGCTAATTCTAAAACATCCCTAGTATCCATATCTGGATGTGCATTACTAATAGTTTCCATTCTATTCTTGATATTCAATCCTTCATAATCTGCCTTTGTCCATTGTTCATCCTCAATAGATATACGCCTTACCTTTTCTACTTCTTTCGCCTGACTTTCTAACAGAGCTTCCGTGGCCTTTAACTGGTCATACACCTTTTTTTCCTTTGGATACAACGCTGCAATTTCAGGTCTATTAAGACTTTCTATATTATACTTTGCACCAGTACTACCATCGCCTGATTTTGCCGCCATATTATCCACCCTGGCACTTAAATCTTTTTTTAGTTGTTTAATAGATTCAGCTGTACGCTGATAAGCCTTGGTGAGAATTGGATTAATTTCTTTCCAAGAGATGTCGCCTTTTCTAAACCCTTCTTGAAACTCCGTCTCATTAATTGTACCGCTTCCGTCTAGGTCAAGGCCACGGTCATTTAATAATCTCCCCACCTCATCGCCCGTTACACCGCTCGGATCAAAAATTGCTATTAACTCCTTATATTTATAAGGCTTAGTCATATTTTCATTCTCTATTTCTATTTTCCTTGCATTAGCAGCATCAAGCCTCATTTTACTTTTAGTTGATTCAGCAGTCCGCTCATCTGTTAAAAAGTCCCCATAAGGCTGCGTAGACGCACTAAGACCCCTACCTATCTTCTTCCCTGTTGATACCTCTTCTTCATCATCTAGACCATACCCCTTATAACCAGCGTAACCCTTAAATGCTGCTGCTGCCAGCAGGCCAAGGTCCTTGTCTGTATCTATCAATCTTGGCATTTTATTTCTCCTCTCTAACTTTCATTAATTCAACAAATAAAGCTCCGTCAAATCTGATTCCTATTATCAAAAATCCAGCATTAAGAGCTACCTTAATAGCCTTAATGTTTGTATTATCTATCCTGCATATGATGCCTTTATATTCATCGAGTAACTTATCTACAATCCTGTTAAACAATATTGGTGCATAATAACCCCTGAACTTTTCATCAAATGCCGCATACTGAAGATATATACACTCTTTGTTATGTTTATACGCAATCATAAACCCTATATATTCATCATCTAAATCACATGTATATATAAAGTCAGGTTCATCTGTATCTTTAAGATGGAGGTTACCGCAGAACTCTTCATATGGTATTTTAACTACATTAAGCTCTTTCATTATTTACCAAACATAGAACCTAAAACACTACCACCTCTTCTATCTCTGTTATAATCTGCAGCCAACTGTGACTGATGCATTTGTTGCTGTTGACTAAGCTGTGCATCAAACTGCCTCTGGGCTTCTGTTGCCAGTTCTTTTCTATGTGCTAATTCCTTTTGCTGGAAAGCTCTCTTGGAATGCTCTCCGTATTGAGCCGCAAGCATTGTTTGGAGTTGTTTGTTTCTTGCAGTCTCTCCAAAATTAGGATTGCCTGCAAACCGCTGCCTGGCAGCAGTCTGTGCAAGTTGCTGTTCAGCCTGTGGAGCTAACCCCCCTGTCATTCCAGATTTATATTCTTCCTGTAAACCTAGTCCTGCCATTTATTATATCCCCCTTTAATCCTTTAACCTTAATCTACTTAATTCATAAAGACCGCTGATCCATAACGGTTCAAATCCTATCGTCTCATCATCAGTACTGATTGTAAACTTTAACCTGTGAAATACATGGCTTCCCCATGTAGAGCCAGACACACTACGAGCTGGCATTGTTACGTCATACCCTGACTTGGAAGGAGAAAGGGTAATTGTTTTTCCTGTCTGGTTCATATCACCATAGTGAGTTACTGTAACCGAACTGGAGGTTGTTCCCTTGGCCACCATAATCAGTCTTATATATCTTAATATTGTTTCAACATTTAAACCACCAGTGGGAGGTAAGTCTCCAAGTTCAAACTCATATGTTATAGCACCACCATCTCCTGTAAATGCAGTTCCATTTTCCAATCTCTGTAGGTATCCAGAATCAGTTGCGGCATAACTATAATGAGCACCGTTAGCGTCAGAAACATCAGCTCCGCATTGTAACCTGTTACCACTACCCCTATCAATCTCATACCACTTCTGCCTTCTTAAATCAAACACCAGTTCCTTGTCAAGTGTAGTGGAAGAGCCAGATGCAAACAACCAGTGGTATTCATAATTACCACTTGTATTATCCCAGAAACCATAGCTATTTGCCACTTTACTAAGATTTATAGATTCTGATTTTGTCTGGTCAAAGTAATTACTGATAGAAGCAGAGATAGGGTATATAGAATTAGAATCGTACATCATTATAGAATTTGATGATTGCCATACTATAACCTGCTGTGATTGTAGAGGGGAAAACTCCAGCCCTACAGGGCTTGCCTTAAACGTATACGGAGCGGAACATCCTACAGTACTATCCACCTGTGTAATAACCCAATCTTCTGGACCCCCACCCTTTATCACAAACATAGCACCTGCTTTTGCTACTAATATATAAGTTGTTGACCCTACAGAAGCAGAATTAACATATATCTCGGCAGCCGCAACAACTGCAGTGTTATCTCCAAATATAAGCCCGTCACCTGAACCTGTACCAACAAAACTATTAAGTGTTCCAAGAGAAGAGGCTATACACCTATTCTTCCTATCAGCATTATCCCCAAATAAGAATGTCCCTCCCTGTGCATATAAAGGGAATATATAATTTCCAAGTGGCTTCTGTACTGGTATCCCTGAGAAGTGATGGAGTAATACATCTCCAGTAAAAGCCTGACTCCATGATAGTTTATAATAATATAGAGGGTCTTCTTTATTTATCTCTTTTCTAAACTCTGTATTTTCTGCGACAGGATTCCATGTTATATATCCTGATTTGGTAAATGATACAGACTCGGTAGATGTACCATCATTAACTGTTCCCACTGAAATCCAGTCAGACCCATCCCAATATGAAATAGTAATAATTGTACTTGCTGTAGTATTAGTATGGTTAGGTATTAACTTACAATGAAGGCCCTGTTGCCTTTCCACAAACCCACATAATACATATTCAGTAGATGTAAGACCATTCATAATTGCATAAGATGATTCATCACCACCAGAAACATCATCATATACATAGTCATCCATAAATATGTTTGTTGTATTGTCTTTATATATACCGTTTTCATATAACTGAAAAGAACCTGCCGATCTAAATTGACCGTCCCAAAAATCTCTTAACTTCTGGAATGGTTCAATCACTTTTACATTAGATAAAGCAGTAGCAGCATCAGCATCTGTTATTTCTATTTTATACCAATACCCCAAAACACCATCTATAATTTTCTGCCTGGCAATATCTTCCGTTGAATCAAATGTAATGGTTCCTGATTGAGCCAGGGGAATACCACCAGAAGCTGTATTATCAGTAAGGTTGGTAACCGTTGTCCATTCATTAGTAGAACTCCAATAATAAATGCTTAATGCTCCTGTAGATGTATTGGCATTTGAAACGGTAAAGCTGATCCCAGATAAGGGCAAGATACCACCAACCCTTATATTAACGTCAGCCGTTGATGTACCATACGCACTAGCTGGAACATCAAAGTCTGTTGTAGAGAGTGCTGTATTAGTCAGTCTTACTTCGTCTAAATATCCATTAAGAGGTTTGGTTGTACTTGTACCATCATGTGCCGCCCCTACAAACACGGTTGAATCATAAGCTACTACAGATTCTGTTCTACTTGCAGTGGTTACAC